GATCATCGTCGCCGACAGCGCGGAGCCCAAGTCCATCGGCGATTACAAGGGCTTCGGCCTGCCGTGCGTCGCCGCGAAGAAGGGCCCCGGCAGCGTGGAGCACGGCATGAAATGGCTGCAAAGCCTTTCGGAGATCGTGATCGACCCGGACAGGTGCCCGGACACGCTGCGGGAGTTCCTGGAGTACGAGTACGAGCGGGACAGGAGCGGGGAAATCATCGACGGCTACCCGGACATGGGCAATCACCACATCGACGCGGTGCGCTACGCGATGGAGAGCGTGAGCACGAAGCGCGTGGCGAGGGTGAGCGGGAGATAAGAGAAAGGAATCATCATGATCATACGCGACAGAAACATACCGATCACGGGAAAGACGGTCTCGGGCGCGATCGCCGAATTCATGCGCGATACGCGGCCGAGGCTGGCGAGGCTGGGCCGGGCCTATGACGGGCAGGGCGCGATCACGCGGCGGACGCGGTCGGCGGGCCTGCCGAACAACCGGCTGGTGCACGCCTTCCCGCGCTATATCGTCACGATGGCCTCGGGCTACCTCGTCGGCAAGCCCGTGACCTACGACGACAAGGCGCAGCCGGAGGCGATCGAGGCGCTGCGCGAGGCGTACGCCGCCTGCGATATGGGCAGCGTCGACGCGGAGCTGGCGGCGGACGCGTCCATCTACGGGCGCGGCGTGTGCATCTGCTATGCCGACGAGGCGGGCAGGCCGAAGGCCGCGACGCTCCATCCGACGGAGGCGTTCGTCGTCTATGACGACACGGTGGAGCACAGGCCGCTGTTCGGCGTGCACTGGCTCGAACGATACGACGCGGCGGGCAAGCGCTGCGGCGTCAGCGTGCATGCCCTGACGGCGGCGCGGGAGATCACGTTCACGGGGCGCAGCCTCTCGGCGCTTTCCGAGGACGGCGAGACGCGGCCGCACTATTTCGGCGGCGTGCCGATCGTCGAGTTCTGGAACAACGCGCAGGAGACGGGCGACTTTGAGCCGGTGCTCTCGCTGATCGACGCGTACGACGCGCTGGAGAGCGACCGCGTCAACGACAAGCAGCAGTTCACCGACGCGGTGCTGCTGCTGACCGGCTGCACGCTGGAAAACGACGACCCGGCCGACAGGCGCAGTCCGGCGCAGAAGCTGCTGGAGGAAAAGACGCTCTGCCTGCCGGACACGGACGCGAGCGCGCAGTGGCTGGTCAAGCAGAGCGACGAGGCGGGCGCGGAGGTGCTGCGCCAGGCGCTCAAGGGCGACATCCACAAGATGAGCATGGTGCCGGACCTGACGGACGAGAGCTTCGCGGCGAACGCGAGCGGCGTGGCGATGCGCTACAAGCTGCTGGGGCTGGAGCAGCTGACCTCGATGAAGGAGCGGTGGTTCCGCGAGGGGCTGCGCAGCCGGATGCGGCTGTTCGCGCACTTCCTCTGCGTGCTGGCGCGGGCGAACCTCGACCCGGAGACGGTGGAGATGACGTTCACGCGCAGCCTGCCGGTCAACGAGACGGAGACGGCGGAGATGGTCGCCAAGCTCGACGGGCTGGTGCCGCGCCGCACGCTGCTGGCGCAGCTGCCGTTCGTGGAGAACGTGGACGAGGCGGTCAAGGAGCTGTTGGAAGAAACCAGCGGGACGAATGATCAGGAAAGCCCCTGAATGCAGCCGATCGGGTGTGCAACAGCCTCGGACTGCCTTTTTGGCGATCCTTTTCAATCACTCATTTGACAAAGTCCAGTATTCGAGGGCCCTCCGCCCGAAGAATACGGGTAAAGAATGCGAAAAGAGCGCCCAAGCGCAAAGCAGTATTCGAGCGCCCTCTGCGCGAAGAATACGGATTGGATATGCGCGAAGCGGAGTGGATGCGGGCTCAGCCTGCTAGAGGAAAACCACCATGAAAAAGCGGACAGCCCGCGCGCCGCCCCGGCGGACGCGGGAGATTATCCGAAATCAAAGGAAAGGGAGGAGCAGATGAAGGAGCTGAGGTTTCAGGGCCTGCGGGGCATGAGCAGCCTGTGGCAGGCGCCGCAGGAGGAAGAGGCGCCGCAGGAGACGGCATCGTACACGCAGGAGGACGTCGACCGCCTGCTCGCGCAGAAGGAGGCCGAGTGCCAGGCGCGTCAGGACGCGGCCGTGCAGGCCGCGCGCAGCGAGGCGGACCGCCTGCTGAGCATGACGGATGAGGAGCGCGCCCAGGCGCGCGAGCACGAGGAGGAACTCGCGCACAGGGAGCAGGAGCTCGTTCGGCGCGAGCTGCGCGCGCAGGCGATCGAGCAGCTCGCCAAGAAGCAGCTGCCCGCCGAGCTGGCCGACCTGCTCGATTACACGGACGCGGAGCATTGCGCCGCCTCGATGGAGACGATCGAGCGCCTGTTCCGCGAGGCCGTGCAAAAGGGCGTGGAGCGGCGCATCGCCGGCGGCGCGCCCCGCGCGGGCGGCGGATCGCAGGGCAAGAGCGGCTCGCTGCGCGACGTGATTTCCGAGCACTACAACATGTGATTTCGAAGGAGGAATGAAGGATGGCAGTGACCCTTGCCAATGTGCGCGCGGGCATGCAGGATGCGCTCAGCGCGCAGGTGATCGACGAGTTCTGCAAGTCGAGCTACCTGCTGGACAACATGATTTTCGACGACGCGGTCACCCCGATGGGCGGCGGCGCGGCGATGACCTACGCCTATACCCGCGTGACGACCTGGCCGTCGGCCGGCACCCGCGCGGTGAACACCGAGTACACGGCGCACGAGGCCGAGAAGAAGCGCTTCGCCGTCGACCTGAAGGTCATGGGCGGCTCGTTTGAGATCGACCGCGTGCTGGCCGGGCTGGGCGGCGTCGTGGACGAGGTGCAGTTCCAGATCGGCCAGAAGATCAAGGCCACGCAGGCCTGCTTCTCCGATATGGTCATCAATGGCGACAGTGCGAAGGACGTGAACGGCTTTGACGGCCTGTCGAAGGCGCTGACCGGCTCGGCGACGGAGTTCGCGGGCGACATCGACCTGTCCACCAGCGCGAACGTGACGAGCAATTACATGGCGTTCCTCGACCTGCTCGACGAGGTGATCGGCGAGATGGACGGCGCGCCGACGTGCCTGATGGGCAACGCGCGCATGATGGCCAAGATCCGCGCCTGCGCCCGCCGCGCGACGATGTACCAGACCGGCCTGGACAGCTGGGGCCGTCAGCTGGAATATTACGGCGCGGTGCCGCTGATCGACCTGGGCACGAAGGCGGGCACGAACAGCCCGATCGTCGCCACGGGCGAGGACGGCACGACCAGCCTGTACGCGGTGCGCATGGGCCTGGACGGCTTCCACGGCGTGTCGGTCTCCGGCCAGAGCCCGATCAGGACGTGGCTGCCGGACTTCACGACCGCGGGCGCGGTGAAGAAGGGCGAGGTCGAGATGGTCGCGGCGGTCGCGCTCAAGTCGAGCAAGGCGGCGTCCGTGCTGCGCGGCATCAAGGTCATGTAATATAATAAGGAAGGGAGTGGGCTTATGGCGGTGAGACTGGGCACGCTGGCTGCGCTCGAGCAGCCCCGGGCCGACGGCGCGCTGCGCGTGGGCGGGCGCGTGATGGACGCGGAGGAGCTGTGGTATCCGTGCGTGACGGCGGCGGCGTACGACATGTCCTTCACGAAGGAGAGTTGGGAGGCGGGCGGCGTGGCGCCGCTCAAGGCGGTGACGATGGCGGGCAATGAGATCGACGTGGCGTCGAACAACCCGGCGCTCAAGGTCTATGGCCTTGACCTCGGCTACATGGCGGGCAGGCAGGCGGTGACGCTCGTGTTCGCCGGCCATGTGGTGGACAGCGTTGTGACGGTGATCAGCGCGTGATGACGGCGAAGGAGAGGCTGGCGGCGCGGCTCGCGGGCGCGACCGACGCGCAGCTTGACGGCCTGCTCGCCGACGCGGAGGGGATGCTCCTGGCCTATACCGGGCGCGGGAGCCTCCCCGAGGCGCTGGTCACGGCGCAGGTGCAGCTGGCGGCAGTGCTGTATAACCGGCAGGGCGCGGAGGGCGAGACCGCGCACGGCGAGGGCGGCGTATCGCGCACCATGGAGGGCCTGCCGGAGGAGATTCGGCGTCAGATCGCGCCGTACCGGCTGGCGAAGGTGGTGAGCGCGCATGCGACTGCGTGAGCGGGAGAAGCAAGATGTCGTCCTGTACCCATTGACGGGCATGGACGACGACGTGTACACATGGGGGACGGGGACGGCGATTCGCGCGGCGGTGTATCCGGGCGCGAGCGCGCTCGATCCCCAGGTATACGGCGAGCGCGTCGCGGACACGCGGCTGATGCTCGCGGACGGCGGCGCGCGGCTCGATATCGGCATGGGCGTATCGCTCGGCGGGGGCCTGCCGGCATATCGGATTGTCGCGCTGGAACGATGGGATCACTGGCGCGCGACGCTCGAGCGCATCCCGGAGGGGAGGCGCGGGCATGCGGCTTCGGTTTGAGATGAGCGACGTGGACGACGCGCTCTGCGGCCTTGAAGACGAGGTGCTGCTGGGCGCCGCGTCGCCACCCATGCGCACGCCAATGCTCTCGCGCAGCGCGCCGGTGCGCGCCGGGCAGTTCGCCCGCGCCTCCCTCGCCACCGCCTCGAGCTCCGGGCGCAGCGCCCGCGACGCGGCGCCCAGCAGTGCCTCCTCTTCAAGGCCGCAGAGCGCGTCGTCCACGTCGCTCATCTCAAA